CTATTGTGATATGACAGCAGAAGAAATATACAATGAATATGAAGCCTTTTTAAATGATACATTCGTAAATGTCGACAGCGATGTTAAGAGTTACGATATAAGTGATGGAATATATGACCTTATAGAAAAACTAGACGAGGGTCTAGCGGTTGGGCTACCATATCATAATATGGACATTGTTTCTAAAGAGACAGGGGGACAATATCTTGGCTCTATTACACTGGTAGGCGGACTTAGTAATGTTGGTAAGTCAACATTTGCAAGGAATGCGGTAATACCAAGTGCAATAAAAGAAAAAGAACGTACTGTTGCAATGGTAAACGAAGATAATCTTCAAAAATGGCAACGAGAACTGTTGATATTTGTTGCAAATAATATTATAAAAGATGATCTACAAAAACACACAGTGAGAAATGGACATTATACGACTGACACAAAAAGCTTATTGTATAAAGCGGCAGATTGGATTAAAGAGCAAACTCAAAATCATATAATAACAGTTGTTCCATTCAAACAGTATAAGACTGCAAATGCAATTAAGATAATAAAAAAGTATTCGAGTATGGGTGTTAAGTATTTTATATTGGATACTTTCAAAATGGACGCAGGTAATGTTAGTGACAAATCATGGTTAGAAATGCAACAGAATATGGTTGAAATAAACGATGTTATCAAACCAGAATCTAAAAATTTACATATATTAATAACCTTTCAGTTAGCAAAGGGCAGCGTTAAGCAAAGATATTATACACAAGACAATATAGGAATGTCAAAGAACATTATTGATCCTGCCTCCACATGTATCATGATTAGGGATTTGTATGATGATGAATGTACAGGTGAAAGAAGAGAGTTAAAGGTGTATCGTTTAGAGGGTAAAAACGGAAAAACAAAAATACCCGTGAAGCTAGATAAAGATAAACATTATCAGATCTTGTTTATCATCAAAAACAGAGAAGGATCTGCAAATAGATATCAGGTGGTTGTTGAGCATGATATGTCAAGAAATGTAATGCATGAGGTAGGAATTACTAATGTACCAGTAGACTTTTAAGGCGGTGATTAACACTTATGACTGTTATCGAGTTAAAAGAGTATATATACGATAATAGTAAGATTGAATTTATATTGAATGAAATTGGGTGCGGTCATATAGTGTACCACCCAAATAAAGATTATTACAGCTGTAGCAATTTAAACGGAGATAATATAGCAGCGATAAATATAAAAAACAACAAATACTTAAGCTGTAAAGATTATACTCGAAAAAAAGATTTTGATGAAAACTCCGATTTGCTTACACTTGTTCAATATAATAAAAGATTACATAATTTAAAATTTTCATTTTTTGATACTATTAAATATTTACATAAAATACTTGGTTTGCAACTTAGTTTTAAACAAGACAAAAATGATGATGTACAAATTGATCCGTTATACATATTTAAAAAAGTAAAGTTAAGAGGATATAGGCAAAATGTATTAGATTATAACGTAATAGATGAAACCGAATTACACGATTTTATACCATATGTTCATATAGATTTTTATAGAGAAGGGGTAATGCCATGGACTACAAATAAATTTGGTCTTGCATATAGTTATAGATTTAAGAGAACAGTGATTCCATTAAGATATTGGCTTACTGGAGAGTTAATGGGATTTAATATGAGAACATCTGTTGATAATTATGATTTATTTGGAATTAGTAAATATTTCATTACTCCAGGATATCCGAAACAAATAAATATATTCGGTCTGTGGGAGAATAAAGATACTATACAAGAAAAAAAATATGTTGTAGTTTATGAAGCTGAAAAATCTGTATTAAAAAGAGATAGTTTAGATGATGGAACAGGTGTTGCATTAAGTGGTAATGAGATTTCGGATGAGCAGGTAAAAATTCTTATAGGACTGAATTGCGAAGTAATCATTGCTTTAGATAAAGATATAGACATTAATCATATCAGACATTGTTGTGAAAAGTTTTACGGAATTAGAAAAGTATCTTATTTGTATGATAAGTGGGATTTATTAGAAGATAAAGATTCACCAGCTGATATGTGCGATAAAATATTTAAGTTTATGATGCAATACAGGGTTGTATACGATTCATTTGAACACAATGAATACTTAAAAAGTTTAAAGAAGGTGGGTGCTTGATGGGAAGAAAAACATTTGAGGAATTAAATGATATAAAAAACAAACATGGTGTAAATCGTATGTGGAGCTGGAGCAGATATAATACATGTCATAATTCATTATATGAATATTTCCTTAAATACATTTTACACATAAAAGAAGATCGACAAGATTGTATATATGTTGTGACTGGCGGGCTTTCACATGACATAATGGAAAAATTATATTTAAATGATATTAAATATGAAGACATGGATAGTCGTTTTGAAGATGCATGGTTAACTGCGAATATTGCAGAGTTAAAGTTTGATAGAAACGACTTGGATAAAAATAAAAAAATTGCAGACAAATATTATCGAGATTTAAAACACTTTTTTAATAATCATATTGTTATACCATACAAGGTTGAAATTGAGAGATTTATAACTATAATGATTGGCAATAATTTGTTTCAGGGGTATATTGATGTGTGTTTTAAAGATAGTGACGATTTCTTTAATATAATGGATTGGAAAACTTCTTCTATTTATAAGGGAGAAAAGGCGTTAAATGAATGTGGTCAGCTTGTTGTTTACGCAATTGGATTAAATCAGCTGGGAGTACCGCTTGAAAAAATTAAGATTTGTTGGAATTTCTTAAAGTATGTAAGTGTCGATTGTGAACAGGCAAATGGTAAATGGACTACAAGGGAAATAGAGAGATGCGAAATAGGCAACAAAATACAGTCAAGTGTTAAGATGTGGCTAAAAAAGCTTGGATACGAAGATGTAATGATGGAATATTTAGATGCACTTGCTCAAACAAATGATATAAAGTGTTTACCAGATGATATACAAAAAAAATATAAATTTAATGACTGTATTGTATATGTAGACTTAACAAGTAATTTAATTGATAAGTGGACTACAGAAATTATTAATACTATCGATGAAATTATTGAAAAAGAAAATAAGTATGAAGTCGAAAAAATTATTGATAAGAATGCAGCGGAGCAAATATTTTTTGATACAGAAGAACAGGTTTCAAAACAAAGTTATTATTTCGCAACATTGTGTGCTTATTCTCCAAATTTACATAAACCGTATAAAAAGTACTTGGATAAATTAAATGAAGAGAAAAATGGTTCAAATTTATTTGCCGGTGTTGGTGCGAATTTAACTGAAGAAAAAGAAGACCTGTCGTGGCTCGATCAATTATAGGAGGTGTGTAATTGGGTGATACTTATACGGTATACCATTTACATGATGATACAAGTAATGTAAATGGTTATGCTGATTCTTGTTCAAATTTTAAAGAATATATAAAACTTGCTAAAAAACAAGGAATGAAGTCCATAGCATTTTCAAATCATGGTGGAGCATTTGATTGGATAAAGAAAAAACAAGAGTGTGATAAAGCTGGTATTAAATATATACACGGAGTTGAGTTGTATCTATGCCATCATTTAGAAGACGATGATAGAGGAGGACATATTGGATTATATGCAAAGAATTTAGATGGCGTACATGAATTAAATAAATTATTGAGCATTTCAACTTCAAAAGGGATTAAAGATGATAATACCGATAGACACATGTATTATAATCCACGAATTTCACTAGATGAAATAATGAATACAAGTGACAATATTATAGTTGTAACGGCGTGCCTTGCTTCTCCTTTGAATAGATGGACTTCTGGCGATACAGAAAATAGAGAAGCTTTTAATACATTTTTAGACTGGTTAACAAAGAATAAGCATAGATGTTTTTTAGAAATACAATATCATAATGCCACTAGCCAAGTTGACTATAACCGCAAGCTACACTTTATAAGTATGAAAACCGGAATACCGTTAATTGCAGGAACAGATACACATTCATCAAATGAGTATAAAGCAAAATGCAGAAAAATATTGCAGATTTATAAGAAAAGCTATTATGGCGAAGAAGATGAATTTGATTTAGTATGGAAAACTTATGATCAGTTTGTAAATGAGTTTGAGAAACAAAACGCTTTATCAAAAGATATATACATGAAGGCTATAGAAAACACTAATGTATTTGCTGACATGGTTGAAGATTTTAAATTTGACAAAGCATTTAAATATCCTACTTTATATGGAGACAATGTTAGAGAACAGTGGAAAAACCTAATATACATCAAGTTTAATGAAAAAATTAAAAATGATGTATTAGATTTGCCAAGTAAGATTGTGCGTAAATATGAAGAGTTTTTAAGATCTGGTCTTTCAGAAGAATACAGTCCGTGTACAAAAGATGTTTATGAAAGATCTTTAACAATGACAGACGAGGAGGGTATAAAAGAATATCAGAAAAAAATTATAGAAGAATTTTCTGTAATGTGTGAGCTTGGAATGGAAAGCTTTATGATGTTTATGTCAGAACTTATTAGTTGGTGTGATGTAAATGATATACCACACGGCACAGGGAGAGGTAGTGTATGTGGAAGTGAAATTGCATATATAACCGATATTACAGATGTCGATCCGATGGTGTGGAATACGGTATTTTCAAGGTTTTGTAATGAAGACAGGGTTAGTCTTGGAGATATAGATATAGACTTCGCTCCAGAAGATAGAGAAAAGGTATATAAATACATCATTCAAAGATTTACTCCAGAGAAGACCGCATATATAGCAACATTTTCAACCTTACAAGATAGAGGGTGCATAGACGTACTTGCAGGAGGACTCGGATATCAAGATTTAGATAAAGTAAAAGAAATAAAAGATAAATTCGAGGAATATTTCTCTTCGTATGAAAAGATTATTCAAGAGGAAGTCAATAGTGAAGATCTGGTGGAAGAGGGAATACTTGAAACCGGAACTATAGCTTTTGATAATCATGAAATTTATATGACCAGGATTAATAATGAGAGCGCAAAAAACAAAGCGAATAAATTAAAAGAGTCTTATAATATCTTAATTAAAAACAATCAAGATTTATTCTATTATCTTGATGGTCTTAAGGGGACAATAGTAGCAAAAGGCATACACCCAAGTGGAATTATTGGTTCACCAATCACATTGGCAGATAATATCGGATTATTCTATAAAGACGGTGATAAAAATATGCCAGTATCTACCTGTGCAATGAAAGCTGTTGATTCTCTGAATTATGTAAAGTTTGACATACTGGGATTGAAGACTGTTGGAATCATCAAAGATGCTTGTAAGTATGCTGGTATAGAGTATCCAAAATCTCATCTAATCAACTGGAGAGATAAAAATGTATGGGATAATATGATAACATCTCAACAAGGAGTGTTTCAATTTGAGGGTGACTTTGCTTTCAATTTATTAAAAGATTTTAAACCAACAACTATAAATCATATGTCCATGGTAAATGCTGCATTAAGACCTTCTGGGAAGTCGTATAGGAATAGATTAATTTCTGGTGAATTTAATAAAAATCCATCTGAAGAAATTGATAAGTTGTTGGAGGGTAATAGAGGGTATCTTATATTTCAAGAAGATACAATTAAATTTTTAACTAACATATGCGATTTCACGGGGTCAGCCGCAGATACAACACGTCGAGCAATTAGCAAAAAAGACGACGATCTATTAAAAGAGCAGTTACCAAAAATATTAGACGGATATTGCAAACACTCACCTAAAGAAAAAGGCGTTGCAGAAAATGAAGCGAAGCAGTTTGTACAAATTGTGCAGGATTCTTCCGAGTATCAGTTTGGATTAAACCATTCTACCGCATACTCAATGAATGGTTATGAATGTGTAATGTTAAGGACTTACTACATAATTGAATTTATTGCTGCGTATTTAAATAGGGCTGACAATAAAGAAGATACTAATAATGGAGTGGAGTTAGCAAAACAATACAGCATATCAATCAATCCAATCAAATTTGGTAAATCACTTTCAGAATATACAATAGACAGAAAAAACAATGCAATATACAAAGGCATCGAATCAATAAAGTTCTGTAACGCAATAATAGCAAATGAATTAATGGAATTATCGAGAATTAAAGATTATAAATCGTTCCCTGAACTATTGAAAGATATCAAGGAAAAAACATCTGTTGACGCAAGGCAATTAAAAATATTAACCGGATTAAACTTTTTCCAACAGTTTGGTAATAATAAGTATCTTTTAAATATCATTGATATTTATGATCAATTTGCTACATGTAAGCAGATAAATAAAAATAAACTTGAAGGTCTTGGGTTGTCTGAGTATGTTATTAAAAAATACTCTAATAAGGAAACGGTAGCATTGTATAAAGAAATTGACAACATAGGTCTAATTAAAGAGCTGTGTTCAAAAGTTGAGAACAGAGCAATGGGAATTATTGAATCAATGCAGTTTGAAAAAGAATATCTTGAATACATTATTTACACCAATCCAGATGTTAATGAATTATATTATATTATAACCGAATTTAAAACATATAAAGACGCTGCGAAGCCATATATTACAGCACGTCAGATAAAAACTGGAATTGAAACAAAGTGCAGAGTAAAACGCGGTAATGTATTTAAGGAGAGTCCATTTGGTTTATATTCCGTATTGAAAATCAATGAGTTTGATCAAGAGTTTAAAAAGAGGCCAAATGCTGAAGGTAAGTGGGTTCCGATAGATGAACTTGAAGATGTATTAAATGAATATGAGGTGATAAAATAATTGAAAAGTAAAGATGAAGAAAAAATACTATTTAAGGGCAGAATAGTAAGACAGACGTATGACGGAGGAGACTATAAAATATATGCGGTAGATGTTGATAAAAACATCTACCCAGATATTAAATTCACGAAATATGGTAATGCTACTGTGCTTGGAGAAATACATGATTTGGGAGTTGGTATAGAATATGAAATAACAGCAATAGAGCAAAGTACAAAATATGGATATAGTTATAAAGTGGTTAATATAAGAAGAAACAAACCTCAATCATCAGAAGATATGTATGTGTTTTTACAGGAGATACTCACTTTAAATCAGGCTCAGACTTTATATAATGTATATCCTGATATAGTAGACAGAGTTATGAATAATAATCTTGACGATATCGATCTGAACAAACTTAATGGTATAAAGGAATACACATTCAATATAATAAAAGATAAAATTGTTGAAAATTTCTGTTTAGCAGAGTTAGTTGTAGAATTTCAGGGGTTATTAAGTCTTCCAATGTTAAAGAAATTGCATGAAAAATATACGTCCATTCAGATAATAAAGAATAAACTCTCCGGAGATCCGTATAAGTGTTTGTGCGGTTTGGCAAGAGTTGGATTTTCAACAGCCGATAACATTTTGTTAGAGTTAGAGAAAATCTCAAAAGAAAATATTAAAAATGGAAAACAAGAAATCATTAATTTTGATTCAGATTTAAAAACAAGTAAACACAGATGCTTGTCGTGTATGTTGTATTTATTAGAAAAGAACGAAGAAGATGGACACACACACATGTCTATAAGCGACTTAAGAAACCAATGTATTAAAATGGTTCCGGCTTGTTCAGATCATTTTATTAACTGCATTAAACATGAAAGTGTCTATTACAATAAGGATATGATGGTAGTATCATTAAAAGCCACATATGATATCGAAAAATTTATAGCAGATGAAGTCGTTCATGGACTAATAAATAATATAAACAAGTGGGACTTTGATTATAAGAAATACCATATTGTAAATGGCTGTGAGTTGTCAGATGAGCAAATTGAAATCGTGAACAATGTTTGTAGACACAATATTTGTATTTTAAATGGTGCTGGTGGTACAGGAAAATCATTTTGTACACAGGCCGTAATCAATATGCTTAAGGATAATAACAAGTCATTCAGACTCTTTTCTCCAACAGGCAAGGCTGCGAAGGTGTTATCTGACTATACAAAAGAAAATGCAACAACAATTCATAGAGGATTAGGATATATTCCTCCTGACACATGGAGCTTTAATAATCAACACAAGTTAGATTGCGATGTATTGATTATTGATGAGTTCTCGATGACTGACATATTCCTTTTTAAAAGAATATTAGATGCGATCGATTTCAACAAAACGAAATTGTTAATGATAGGTGATAACGCACAGTTGCCATCTGTATCATGTGGAAATTTGTTACATGATTTTATGCAGTCTAACATCATACCAACTATAACACTGACAAAGGTGTTTAGATATGGCGAAGGCGGGCTT